GAGCGAATTAGCGATGCCATCTACAGAGGAACTAAAGGCGCTAACGCCCGCTGAACATCGGGAAATGCGGATGTTTGAAGCAGAAAACAAAGGCCTAGCTGAACGCCTGGCTGCTGGTTTGAACAAAGCCGTTATGCGCGAAGACATGGACGGAATCCGCGGTGTCTAGCTGCTCAACTTGTTTGTTCTTTAAGAACGCCCAAATCATGGGTAGTTGTCGCCGTTATCCGCAAATGTTAAACAAACACGAAAACGATTGGTGTGGTGAACACGTTCTAGCGCCTATGGCCCTGGTCCAAATGCCCGTGTACGACATAATGACCGACACGGTCACCGAAGCCCCCAAACGCAAATACACAAGGAAAAAAGATGCTGCAGCCGTTGCGTGACCGCGTGGTGGTACGTCCCCAGGTGCGGACGCTATCCGAAATCATCGTGGTAAACAACAAAGAACCATTTAACGAAGGCACGATTATGGCGATTGGCCCAATGGTGTCAGAAGTGAAAGTCGGCGATTTCGTTAAATACGGAAACGGTGACTATTTAAATTGGCCTACTCACAACGTGGCGGGCCAAGACTACCAGGTAATTCAAGAAGCGGACATTTGTGCCGTTGTTGAAGCCTGAGTAGAATTAAGGCGAGGCAACTCACTTCATTAACCCTTTTGGAAAAAATAAAGGAAATATCATGTCAAATTCAATCGCAACAGGCGTAGCTTACGCAGACCCCGAATTCGTATCAGTACAGGTTGGCAATTCAGCCGTTCCCGTAGCTGTTACATCAAGCGGCATCATTAATGGCGCTTATGCCACAACCAGCGCCACTAGTGGCGACACACGTTTAACCTACCAAAAGCTGACTTTTAGCAGCACTGGTAGCGGTGAAACCATGCGAGCATTCAGCGTTGTGACAGGTGCTGGCGCTGCGGCTGGTGGCACGATCAATGGATCACACATCAGCACAGCCATCAATGGATCAGGCACGATTTCGGGTGCGGCAAATGCAATTAGAGCAACCATTGGCGGTTCGTCAACTAACCCAGGCGGTACATTGGCGGCATTGCAGTTGGATTCTGATTTTGCAACTGGCGGCACTTGGTCAAACACATCATTTTTGCGTGTAACTAACTCAGGCACAGGTGAAGTCGGTAACTTTGCGGCAATGCCCGCGGTTAGCGCAACAGGCGTGTTTAGAGCCAAAGTCGGTTCACCAGTGGTTACTCATACCATTCCAGTGACCAGCGGCGGCACAACCTATTACGTCATGGTCAGCACGGTTGCTTAAATGCTGAAACATCCCGACATTGATGTGCAAGCCTTAGTCGAGATGCTAGAGGGGCAGCGTGATAATGCAATGGTGCAAGCCGCTGCCCTATTTAGGGAAAACACCGAGCTAAAGCAAAAGTTAGCAAAACTCTCCAAGGAGATGGCAAATGCCGCTGATCAAGTCAATGACACCCAAAGCGCTGAAAGCTAACATCAAAAAAGAGATAGAAGCTGGCAAGCCGCCCAAACAAGCGGTGGCAATTGCCTATTCAGTAAAGCGGGAAGCTGCCAAGAAACCAGCGAAGAAGAAATGACCAAGCACGACAAGCCCATAGCGCACAAGACCACGGGGAAGGGTAAGACCTACAACCCAACGGACAAGGGCGCGGGCATGACCGCTAAAGGCCGTGCTGAATACAACGCCAAGAACAATAGCAATTTAAAGCCCCCAGCACCTAATCCAAAGACCAAAAAAGACGAAGGCCGCAAGGCCAGCTTTTGCGCCAGGATGGAAGGGGTTGTAAAGAACGCCAAAGGGCCAGCAGAACGTGCCAAGGCATCATTAAAGAACTGGAACTGCTAATGAAACCTGGACTCTATGCCAACATCCACAAAAAGCAAGAACGGATAGCCAAACAAAAGGCCGAAGGCAAGCCCGTGGAGCGTATGCGTTCGCCTGGCACAAAAGGCGCACCCACAGCTGCAGCATTCAAACAATCCGCTAAGACAGCTAAGAAATGACAGAACCAATCGAAAAGCGCCCCGTAGGTCGCCCAAGCTTGTATGACCCCGCATTCTGCGACCAGGTTGTAGAGCTGGGAACACAGGGTAAATCCATAGAACAAATAGCCGCAAGGCTAGGGGTTTCTACTAGGGTGCTATTCGATTGGAAAGACAAACATCCAGAATTTCTGCACGCCTTGGACCAGGCGAAGGAGCTAGAGCTAGATTGGTGGGAATCAATAGCCCAAAGCATGATGGTGGAAAACAAAGACGCTGCCAAACTAAACAGCGCAATCTGGTCCAGGTCTATGGCTGCACGATTCCCCAAGAAGTATCGGGAAAGCACCAAGACAGAGATTACGGGCGAGAACGGCGCACCGCTACTCCAGGGAATCCAGGTGACATTTGTGAAGCCAGACTAATACGCATGGGGATTGTGGGCAAGGTTAGGCGACTTGACGCTAGGCCGTTCGTTTCGGCAAGCCCATCAAGAGCAATCCCCAGCCGTGTTGGAAGGTTAAGCCAGCAATCGAGGATGTCGAAGCGCAATTTTTTCTGGCTTTCCGTTGCGCCTAGCCAAAGACCAAATCGAATTCCAACAACCCATAAGGAAAGCACTTGTCGGACATAGTCAACCAGGCGATAGCAAAGGCGGAATTCCCAATTAAGCTTAAGGGCTTGTTTGAGAAAAGCCGCTACAAAGTCGCATACGGTGGACGGGGTGGAGCTAAGAGCTGGGGCATAGCCAGGGCGCTACTGATCAAAGGCGCTAAAGACCCGATGCGAATCCTTTGCGCCAGGGAATTCCAAACATCCATCAAAGACAGCGTCCATAAGCTGCTATGCGACCAGATCGAAGCGCTTGGACTGCTGGGGTTCTATGAGATAACCCAAAACAGCATCCGCGGCAAGAACGGGACAGAGTTTGCCTTTGTTGGCCTACGCAACAACGTGGCAAACATTAAGAGTTACGAAGGCGTGGATATTGTGTGGGTGGAAGAAGCCCAAACAACCAGCCGCCTATCCTGGAACATCCTAATCCCTACCATCCGCAAACAGGGCAGCGAGATATGGATTAGCTTTAACCCAGAGCTGGAAACTGACGAAACTTATCAGCGCTTTGTGCTAAAGCCCCCCGCGGATTGCATCCAGATCAAGATCAACTGGAGCGATAACCCCTGGTTTCCCGAAACCCTAATGCTAGAAAAGGACGCATTAAAAGACCGCGACCTAGAAGCATATAACCAGGTATGGGAAGGCCTATGCCGCCAATCAGTCGATGGGGCGATCTTTGCCAAGGAGCTGCAGCAAGCAGAGCTGGACGGACGGTTGACTAAAGTCCCGTATGACGCAACCAAACCAGTTCATGCCGTGTTTGACCTGGGATGGGCCGACAGCACAGCTATTTGGTTTCTGCAGTTTGTGGGCATGGAAACCAGGCTAATCCGCTACATCGAAGACAGCCAGAAGACCATTAGCCACTACCTGGCGACCATGCAAACGTTTGGGTATGTGTACGACAAGGTATGGCTGCCACACGATGCGGAGAATAAAACCCTGGCTGCAGCTGGTCGGTCCATTGATGACATAGTGCGGGCAGCTGGATACAAAACCCAGATATTGCCCCGTGTGCCGATCCTGGACTCAATCAATGCTGCCAGAACAATATTCCCCAGCTGCTACTTCGACCGCGATAATGCTGCCGAAGGAATTAATTGCCTACGCCACTACCGTTACGAAGTCGACCCAGCTACGGGCCAGTTCAGTCGAAGCCCGCTGCATGATCACTATTCCCACGGGGCGGACGCATTCCGCTACATTGCGCTAATGATCAAAGAACCAGGACCTAAAAAGGCCAAGGCCCAGGTTGCAATGGTTGCTGGTTGGATGGGATAATAAATTAAAGAGGTACACCAATGGCACGAACAAACGAAGCTAAAGACGAACGCATCCAGAAGGCAATAGACTTTTGGCATTTGAGCAATGATGCGGACTCTATGAACCGCGCCGAAGCTTTGCAAGATATTAAGTTTGCAGCTGGCGACCAATGGCCCGTGGAGATACAAAACTCGCGCAACCTGGAAGCCCGCCCGTGCCTGACGATTAACAAAATCGATGCCTACATCCGCCAGGTGACAAACCAGCAGCGTATGCAGCGCCCCAGGATTAAGGTGCAGCCAGTAAACAACCTGGCAGATTACAAGATCGCCCAAGTGATCGAAGGCATGACCAGGCACATTGAAGTTAATTCAAACGCTGATACTGCTTACGATACGGCCTTCGACTACGCGGTGCGGATGGGCTGGGGCTACTGGCGCATAAACACCCGCTACGTTAGCGAAGATTCGTTCGACCAGGAAATCTACATCGACACGATCGACAACCCGTTTACCGTTTACTTTGACCCCAATTCAATATTGCCAGACGGATCGGACGCTGAAAAGTGCTTGATCACGACCGTAATGGATAAGAAGGTATTCCGCGACTATTACCCAGACGCAGACGATGGCGCTAACTTCACCCAGCGATCAACGGGTGATGACACCGCCAGCTGGATCACCAAAGAAGACATTCGCATAGCTGAATATTTCTATGTAGAACGCGAACGCGCCAAGCTTTACCAATTAAGCGATAACACGGTCCACTTTGCCGATTCTGCTAACTTCTTTGAAAAGGTCGAAGCGATGGGCTTGTCCGTGGTGGACGAACGCGACACATTCCGTAAGGCCGTGAAGTGGTGCAAGATGACCGCCCTGGAAATCTTGGAAGAAAAAACCTGGGCTGGCAAATATATTCCCGTTGTTCCATGCTATGGCGCACAAGTAATCGTGGACGATCGCCGCAAGCGCTACGGCCTGGTACGGTTTGCGAAAGACCCGCAGCGGATGTATAACTTCTGGCGCACCAGCATGACCGAATCGGTTGCGCTAGCTCCAAAGGCCAAATGGCTGCTGGCAGAAGGCCAGGACGAAGGCCACGAAAACGAGTGGGCATTGGCTAACATCAAATCCAGCCCCGTCCTACGCTACAAGCAAAAAGACATTGAAGGCGTACAAGCGCCCGTGCCGCAAAGACTGCAGCCAGAAGCACCGCCCGCGGGCATCATGGAAGCAGCTGGCGCTATATCTGCCGACTTGCAAATGGTCCTGGGCATACTTGATCCGAACCAACTGCCAACGGGCAACATTTCGGGTAAGGCATTGGCTGGGCAGCAAAGCCAGGTCGATCTATCTAACTTCCACTTTTACGACAACATGACCAGGTCGATCCGTCACACGGGCAAAATCATCCTAGACTTAATTCCGTACATTTACGACACAAACCGCGTGATGCGGATCATTGGTTCGGACGGGCAGCCTGACATGACCACGATCAACGAGAAAACCGAAGTGGGCAAAGTGCTAAACGATGTGACAGTCGGCGAATATGACGTGGTAATGGATACTGGACCAGGATTCCAAACCAAGCGCCAGCAAGCCGTGGAAGCTATGATGCCGCTGCTAACGGGTAACGAGCAGCTATTCAATATTGCTGGCGACCTGGTGTTTAGGAATATGGATTTCCCAGGTGCGGACGTAATAGCCGACCGCCTGGCATCCATGAACCCAATGGCCCAGGTTGACGAAAAGTCAGATGTGCCGCCCCAGGTCCAAATGGAATTGGCAAACAACAAAAAGCAAATGCAAGATATGCAGCAGCAGCTCCAGGCCGCGCAGCTGGAGATCAACAACCGCGGTCAGGTGGCACAAATACGCGAAGAAGGCGCAACCAAGCGCAAGCTTATGGACGTTACCGCCAGGGCGCACAACACCGAAACAATGGCGGAAGTCAGAGTTAACGACCAAAACACCCGATCAATCACAAGTCAGAATAAGACGGAAATCGAAGCGATTGTGGAATTGTTGTTGCACAACATGGACACAAACCGTTTAATGCGAGAAATTGAAAAACGCAACCTGGAACAAAATCAATTTGCAACCATTGCAGCAGCAGACATTGGACACGGCGCAAGCCCGTTCACGCAGCAAGAACAAATGCAACCACAACAAGCGCCAATGGAACAACAACCTATGCAATAAGCTTGACAAGTGAGTAATTTCGGGTAATATCGCCCAAAACCCTTACCCGTGGGGTTCACGGGGCAAATTCTTTGAGGAAACTCAATGTCAGAAGTAGCAGAACGACTTGCAGCCAATGTGGTTACAAGTGAAAATTTAGCGGAATTTAACGCCAAACGAATGGGTTTAGCTGATCCATTACCTTCAGAAGCCGCGGCTGCCGTAGAGGAAACTCCAGCAGAACCGACCGAAGAGGTAAACCAGAGTGAACCAAGTGGTGAAGATGAAGCGAAAGCAACGGAAGAACGCAAGCCAAATCCAAAATTGGAAAGGCGGTTTTCTCAGATAACTAAAGAGCGCGAATCAGCACGGGAAGAAGCCCGTAGGGAGCGCGAACTAAGGGAATCTTTGGAAGTCCAGGTCAGGGAACTGCAAGCCAGGTCGCAGCCAAGCGCTGAACCGAAGTTTGATAGTGAACCAAAGCCAGAGCAGTTCACAGATATGTATGAGTACCAACAGGCTGCCATAGATTATCGTGTGGACCAGCGATTAGGGGAAGAAAAGCAGAACGCATGAAGGTGGTAAACACCTGGGCGAAACGGGTGGAAACAGCGAAGGCAGAGATTCCAGACTTTGAAGACATGGTCGGATCAGCAGACGTTGCTGTAAGCAATGAAGTGCGCGATGCGATCTTTGAATCAGAGGTTGGACCTCGCGTTTTGTATCATCTGGCAGAAAACCCTGATCTCGCAGAAAAGCTCAATGGCATGACTATGACAGCCGCTTTGAGAATGATTGGTAAATTGGAAACGCAATTCGAGAAAAAACCCGAAGAGCAATTGTCGAAGACCGTTGTTAACAAAAGTAAAGCGCCAGCACCGATTAACCCTATCAGATCGGCAGCCAACGGGCGAGATGTGAACCTGACTAGCGATGGTCAATTCCACGGTTCGTATCAAGCTTGGAAGGCAGCACGACTTGCTGGGCGAATCCGCTAGCGAAACAAACGCAACAATCCAACATTTGGAGAAACTTAAATGGCAAATAATTTACTAACGATCAGCATGATCACAAACGAAGCCTTAATGGTTTTGGAAAACGAGTTGACCTTCTCAGGCCAGGTCGATCGCAACTATGATGATCAGTTCGCGGTCACAGGGGCTAAAATTGGGGCAACTCTCAATGTACGCCGTCCTGGTCGCTTTGTCGGAACATCTGGTCCAGCATTGAACGTTGAAGACTTTAACGAGACTTCAGTACCCGTTACTTTGTCTACTCAGTTCCACGTTGACACCCAATTTACAAGCCAAGACCTGGCTTTGTCTTTGGATATGTTTAGCGATCGAATTTTGAAGCCCGCCGTTGCAGCAATTGCTAACAAGGTGGACTTTGA